TTACTTCTTTGCGAATATGGCCATGGCTTTTTTTAATATTTCATTTTCCTCCTCAAGCCTTGCTATCTTCTTTAACATTGCCTGATACTCTTCTGATGTTATAGTTGTATCTTTATCCACAGTTATTGGTTTAGCTTTCTTAATCCATCCATTGATTGTTGATTTTGATATGCCATATTCGCTGCTAAGCTCTGCCAAACTCTTACCAGAGTTATAGAGCTCTACAATTGTCTTTCTAAATTCTTCTGTATAATACTTTTGCCCTTTTGCCATTGTAGACACTTCCTTCCCTTTTTATATTTTAAGGCGTTCGGCTTTTTGTGTCTATACTAATATACTAACACCTCTTTCCTTCTGGGATAAGCACAAACTTTCCATCCTCAAAGTATCTCTTTGAAGTATAAGTACCATTGGCATTTTGAGCCCTATACTGAGCATCATATGAAGCTACTGTCGGTAAGTCCATACTAGCTAGCAGCTGGTTTAGCATATCAAGAGTTACCACTCTATCAGAGTTTGTACCAAATACCGCTTTCCTTATAGAAGTATTTTTAAGCAATAAGCTTAACACGGATTTTGAGGTCAATGCTCTTGTAGGAGTAAACCCTGTATCACCTACAACTTTATCTGTCCAGTTGTAGATAGCATCCAGTGGCTTTGCTGAGGCATCTGACCAGAGATTTGTCCCAGTTAATTCAGTCTTATGATCTGCAGGAACACCATAATCAATAGTAACATCAACGCCATTTTCCTTAACAACTATCTTACCAGTTGCTATTGCCTCCATTCTCATAGCCTCTATTCTGGCTCTTACGGCATTAACCATATTGTCAACATCATTAAACACCGTATCTATTGCCTGCTTTTCCTCAATGGAATTTCTGGGGCTGTTTAGGATTATGATGTTCTTTTCATCCATCTTTATTTTTCTTTTAATTAGTGCAAGCTCAGCAAGACTCTTTCCAAGTCCATCTCTTGAAGCTATCTCTGTTTCAGTATCAAAGGCATGTACTGAAGCAGCCACTGGAAGGTTACTTGCTCCCTTTATCATTTCAAAGCTCAGATCCTCAATCTTTTTATCTGGGAAAAGCACATCTCCAAGCATTGGAGTTGCCTGCCTTTCTTTAAGGTAAGTTAATACAGTATTAGTTGAAAATAATTCTTCTAATCTTGGCATATACCTTCACTCTCCTATCTAAATTTAATTTCCTTTAGCGCTGCCTTAGCCTCAGCGGATGGGGCAACTGGAAGTCTTGCTTCAATTACATATCCCTCAACCATTAAAGCCCCGGGCTGTGGTCCATATGTTACTTCTACAGGTGCAAATAGTATTCCAGAAGCTGTACCATCATTTACTACTTCTCCATCAGCATTTAATATGCTGCCAGCTGGTACATTCTTTCTTCCAAGTTCATCAGATACTATCCCTGTATCAGATACTGTGCAAGTGAAGTTCACGTACTTCTCACTTGCTAAGAATTCAGCTTGATTAATGTAACTTACGCTTTTTACATACATTTTTCATTCCTCCTATTTCCATAAGCTTTCATATGGGTTTTTAATCTCAGAATTACGCTGTTTTGCAATATCTGTGCCTAAGTCTTTACTTTCTTGCCCTGCGCTACCACCACTATTATTGGGTGACTTGCCTCCAACTGGCTGCTCAAAGAGATCTTTATATGTTTCTTTCATAGGTTTGAATTGCTCTTCTAGCCCCTCTATAGTGCCATCCTCATTAATCTTCAATTTTTCACGGTCGAACTTACCAATTAATAAATCCGGATGTTTAACCTTGTTATCCTTTAGTAAATTAGTAATAGCACTATCTAGAGTAATGTTCCTTATCTTAGCTTCATAGTCAGCTGCCACCTTTTTATTATTCTCCTGGAGCTCTTTAATCTGCTTTGATAATTCTTCATTATCCTTAACCTTATCCCCCAGGTCCTTTAATTGTTTGTCTCGGTCTGCTAATTGCCCTTTGAGCTCTTTAAGGGAATTGTTGACCTCGTCAAACCGCTCCTTTGGGATATAATTTGTGTCCTTGGTGTCTGCCATAATTGCTGTTATCAAATCGGCTCCAACACCGTGCTTTTCAAGTAATTTCTTTAACCATTCCATTATTAAAACCTCCATTTCATTTTTTAACGTGGGTATGGCCACGAATAGAGTGCAACTAATCCATTCTTTAACGCCTTGTGTATAGTCATAAAAGGCGAAAATAAAAAAGCCTTATTGCTAAGACTTTTATACAATTTGTCCACCTTATTGAAATATGCATATTAATCAAATAAACTTTGCATTAATAGCTGTTGCAAAGGAAAATCCTAATCAAACTGCTGAAAGAATTGGTTTTACTCTTGGCTAGGGTACAGTATCGTTGTATCAATTTTTTCACCCAAGGTTCTAGCAGCGTTTTTAACTGATTGGGTGAGACTCTTAGCAATAGTTTTGCCATTGATCAAAATATTTATTTCTTTTGGCTGTGCTTGAACTTGTCCTTCAAGTGCAGCTACTATTTCAAACTTCTCAAGAATTCTATCCAAACTATCCTCAATGTCTTTTAATTCCTGCTTAATCTTTTCAGTTCCTTTAATCTCTAAAGTAGCTACAAAGCTATTTAATTCAATATTCCTTTTTCCCAACATTTTCACCTCACTTTCAGGCATAATAAAAGCACCTACTATTCTATTTAGTAAGTGCTAAGGCATAAAATTGCTTACTCCCATTACAAGTTCTTTAGCTTTTTTCATCATTGAATTTTCTTCTAAATACTCTAAACCCTTCATTGTTATAACAGGCGTTATCAGTTCCTCAATCTTAGGCGAATAATCTCCAAATGATTGAGAATAACTTACACCCTCTATATAACCTGACTTAACTAACATAATTAATATTTTTTCCCATCTATGATACGATATTTTTAGCGTCTCATGAGATATTAATTCAACATTAAAATTATCTGAATCCATACCTTTTTCAAGTGCTTTAAGTATTTTATAAATTATTTTAAAATTATCCATTAAATCACCACCCTATGAAAAAAGCACCTACTATCTTTACTTAGTAAGTGCCTTTACATTAATAAAACTTCTATATCATTTATGATATCCTTGATATATTTTCCATCAATTTTATGATTATCAATTAATTCATCCGCTGTTTTATAAATAGTATCATCATCTGTATTTTGAGGCCCAATTACAATTCCTTCATCAGTCCACGGCAATATTGTATAATCTTTATTTTTGTATCTAAACTCTATATCACTACCAAACTCTATAGCTTTTTTAAAATCATTTAGATTTATTGACATTATAATTCTCTCCTTCTTTAATAATATCTTTATTTTGCCTTAACTCGTCCTCTGTAAAATATTCTGGTTTACCACGAGGATTTCTATCATTGTAGTTATACTCATGTTTATGCGCTCCCATAGGATGATATTTAGGCTTATTATGATCAGTGGTGTCTATATCTTTTACAGCTTTTCCATTATCATCATAAATTCTACGTTGTTTTACCTTCCCGTCATAAATTAAATCAGTTATAGAGTTAGGCTCGCTTTCTAATGGCAATGAACGATTATTTTTATCCTCATTTACTACTTTTCTTTTGTTTAGCATGTTTTTATATCTATAATCACTCTTTAACTTTTCCCATTCCTCACTATCATTATACTTCAAATTCTGGAACTCTGCAAAATCTTTTACAGGTAAATCTTCTTCCAAAACTTTAGAATACATATCAAATTGCTTTTTGTCTGACGCCCTATTTTTAATCTTCTTTTCTTCTGCCTGAGCTTTAGGGTTATTGGCAACATTCTCAGAATACCACTCTTTATAAGTCATATTAGCTGGCACAGTTTTATTTTTCCCTGTCACTGGATCTCTAGCTCTTCTCTGAAGTTTTTCTAAGTCATCATCCTCAAACACCTCCAATGTAGTACTTCTACAGTTAGGATGCAGCGGCGGAACGTTCTTCCCTATTTCTGCTTCATTAAGGTCATATATTTTTCCATCATGTTCCCGGCATAAATCTGAGGTCCTTAAATCTAGCGTGGCCAGAAATTGAAATTTCTCTACTCCCGCTTCTTTATATGCTTCAACTTCTGCTGAATTGGCTACATAGGTTGTCTCAGTTCTGATTAACCTTGCAGCAGCAAACTCTCCTGCTTGCATTTTATCAGCTATGTCCTTTGCCATACGCTGAACACTAGCACCATTCATAAAGCCCTTAGTTAATACATGTTCTAATTCAGAAGAAAGATTCTCCGTATTTTCCCATATTCTTTCACTAAAATGCTTACCGCTCCAGTTATTCTTCAATATTTCCTCAACTTGTTTTACCGGTATCTCTGCAAAGCTGAATCCATACCCTGTCATTTGCTGCATATCAAACATTGTCCTATAATATGCAGTTTTAGCTGTATTCATTTGCCCCTTTTCTATGTTCCTTACCTGAATATCAGCTAGCTTTTTACATTCAACATTGAGTTTTTCTTTAATTGCCTGCAGCTTTGTAAGTCTAGCACGATAAGCTGGTGCATTTATCTGTCTAAGCATCTCAGCTTTCATATCTTCATCCTGGACATAATTTATCGCCTTTTTAAGATTTTCGATAAATTCTTTCTTTTCAACAATAGTGAGATACTTTTTTGCTTCTTCCATACTCAATTTAGCATCTTTTGAGTATGTATTTAATATTTTCTGTATGGCTGTATTAATTTCTTCTATAGCAGCTTGATATGCCTCTAGCACCTTTCCTATTACCCTATCAGAATCCCTGTGGTAACCATCCATCCGCTGACGTGCACGCTCGGCCCAGTATTTATTACTCATCTACTTCATCATCTCCACCAGAGGCCTGCTGCTCTATATTTATTCCAAAGGCTTCCTGCTGTTTTTTTAGGTTTTCTTCCTTCTGCTTATTTAATCTCTCAAGCTCTTGCTCTGGATCATTAACCCAGGGATGATTAGCAATTATTGTTTCATCACTGATAACATCTTTTGAGTTTACGCAATTGCTAATAGCTTCAGTTTCATTAATGGCAATATCTCTATTGAATACTATTTCAACATCTTCATTGCTGTAATTGCCTTGGCCTGTCTCAGCCAAATATATATTTGCAAAGTAGAGTAAATGTTCCCATGAGTTTTTAAACTCCAGCTCCAACTTATTACACTTTAAATCTAATCCGGAGTAAAGGAACTTTAGAGCAATTCCGGACGGAGCTGATCCCATCTTATCAAGATCCATATTAACTGATTGTCCAAACTCTTTAATGTCTCTCTTAATTTGCTCAAGATGCAGCTTAGCAGCTTCAACATCTATCTTAGGGGTTAATGCTTCTACTCCACCACCGTCTGAATCATCTATCTTTATCGCTCTATAATAATTTATATCTCTTATAAACTCAGCAAGATCTTGTCCTCCATAACCTTTTAAAACATAGATAAAGTTCTTACACTCTTCCAGGACATTGGATATATCAGACCGTCTTTTATCATAATCATCAATTAGAGATTTAACAAACTTTATATCCGGATACTCTGAATCATTGTTCTTAAATACAACAAATGGAACCCTTCCCCAGCTCCTAGCTTCCTCACCTTTTTTATAGTGAGGCACTGGTCCACCTTCAGGTTCCACTTCTATGTCATATATAAGCTTATTATCGTTCAGTACAAAGTATTCAACAGTATCTTCTGTGTAATATTCAACCTTAGTAACTTCTTTCTTTTGCTTGCCTTCATACTCAATTTGAACATAATACCTTATCATTGCCTGCAGCTCCGTGTGGCTGTTATCTTTCCAAATAGGTATGCACTGTTCTGCCGGCATCTTCATGTATTTAAAATTACCTGCTTCATCAATATAAATATACCAATATCCAATACCTTTATTGCTTACTTCATTTCCCATCTTAGATATTTCATACTGCAGATTCTTCCCTAAGATAGCTCTAATTTTTTGGATATAGTCTTTATTCTCTCCATCTAATGAAAAAGGCTTAGATAATAAATACCCTACTTTTTCATCAACTAAATTTTTCATGAAGGCATGGACTAATTTATTATTTGCTTTACACTTATCTTCTTCATAACCTCTGTCAGAGTATCTTACTATCTTTCTGTCAAGTATATCATTTTCAACATCATAATACTTTTGCCCAGTAATCATAAGGTTTCTTTTGTCACTAGAGTTAAATTCTTTAATTTCAAGCAATATAATATCCTGCATTGACATCATGTTAGTGTTATTTTTAAATACAAACACCCCCATACCTCCTTTATTTTAGGATTGAAACACCTGCGTTTCTGTATAAAATAGTGTTAACAAAATACCTCATAGCATCCATCGCATGGTCCATAACCTTGACCGGTTTATCTTCGCCTCGTTGCATGGCCTTCTCGTCCCAAATATAAGAGAAGAACTCTTTAAATGTGTTAACACACTTGTCATTAAACAGTATAAGCATATCATTTAGGGCACTTCCTACATTTCTTATGCCTTCCAGTACATCATTCTTCGCATGCTTAACCTTTAACTTGGCCTTTTTCTTTATAAGCGCAATAAAAGAGGCTGCAGACGGATCTATGATTACTGCCTTTATGTTTCTATTGCCAACAAAAGCTTCCAAGTCCTCATAATATTCATTATCGGTCTTTTGTTTGCCTTTATCTCTTCCGGAATAATAATACTCATCTACCAGGTACAA